AAGAACTACTACTACTGCTACTGCTGCTTGTAGTAGACGTGGTGGTAGTCGTAGTAGTCGTGGTTGTATAACCTGTAGACCTACCTGTGACACTACTTTGAGCTGCTATACCACCAGAAGAAGTAGTAACCTCTTGAGGTTCTAGTGATGCTCTAATGGATTGTGCAGCAGCAACAAAGTTTTTATACTTACCAAAGACTGGATAGATTGCAACACCACTTTGTGATGACAGATACTTACCTACCTCAAGGATCTCGGTAAGTGGTGCTCCATCATCTTCAATGTCTTCATTATCATCGTAGTCACATAGTGATTCAAATTCGGAAACAAATTGACTAATGACGTTTGGATCCATGATGTAGATGAATCTTTTCTTTTCGTTTATGTCTTCTTCATACTCATAGTTTGTAATTTCATATGCTGGTGTTGTGATTGCTTCACCAGTCACGTAATTGATTGCAGTATAATTAGGCATTACTGTCAAACCACCACGTTGGATGATCTCATCTCCATTTTTTACTTCTCTGGTCTCCCAGTGATGGGTAGCAACCTCATTTCCTTCACCATATATCTCAGTGACATAATTTGATAGTTCTACAGGTTCCTTAGGCCACATTGTATAGGCATCAAAGATATCATTGATGATTAGAAGTATCCAGTCTAGTTCTGGATCACCATACACTTCATAAGAAACCATGTCTGGTCTCATACCTGGTTGAATATAGTATGGTTTGAATAGAGTTGCATACTGCTCAAAGTCATCACGTATTCTTGCACTACGGAAGAAGTTCTTCCCTAGTACATATTCCATAGAAGATTCTTCCAAGTAGTTCTTGGATACTTCTACACCATAGTAAACGTCTGGTATGTAGTCGAAGAAGTTTGCCATATCAGAATCCTTGAAGTGCCATTTCTTTTGTGATGTATTGAACTTCTTTGAAGTTCAGACTGATTGCGACTGCAGGTACGTGCAATTTATTTACTTCACCATCAGCATTTTTGAATGCTACATACTGACCATCAGGTGTATAACTAACTGCCACACTTTCTAAAACGCATGGTGCAAATTTATAGTGAGGTATCTCAGATAGTTCCGAACCATTTGATAGCAATCTTCTGAATGAAAGTTCAAATTTATCAGGGACATGTAGATAACGTCCAGCGATATCAGTTTCACCGAGCATTGCAGAACCACCACCAGATGTCTCATCTTGTGGATTGAATGATGCTAATGAGCCTGCCTTTAGGTATGAAATAATCTGACCGATGATGGCAGACTCTGCCTCACTTCGTGCTACCATTTTGAATGAGAATGTATGCGATCTAAATGACATACCTTGAAATATATTCTCTTCATATGGGTTGAAGATTTTACCTTGAGAGACTGCAAGTAAGTCGTTAGCTCCGCCACTAAATTGTGATCCAAGTGCATTACCAACGGCCTGGGTTCCTTTTGAGATGGTATCCAGGACAGTCTGAGGTAGTTGATCTCCTGCCAACTTCTGCAAAGATGCTGTAGCACTCTCGGTAGTCAAATTAGAACCTTCTGCTAACATTCCAGCAGCAGCCATACCTACAGCACCAAACTTGACCTCACTATATTTACTTACATAATTTGTTTTGATGTCAGGAGGACATGCTAAGAAGCAAATAGTACCATTTTGTTTCCTTCCTCCTTGATAACCACCTGCCCTGTTATAAAAGAAACCTTTGTTCTTAGCATTGGTTGCTTTCTTATCACGAAATCTACGAATCCTCAAGTAATCGACTGCACCAGTAGGCGAGTCCTCATTATAATCATCAAAGTCACCAGGCACAGGCACGCCAACAGGATATATTAGATTAGCCATGTGAGAACCTAAATACTTTCAGTCTATGTACTATTTAGTGATGAGATACCAGGGAAAGTACCGACCGTCTTTTCCGATGAAGTATAAAGGTGATACAACAAACATTGTTTATAGATCATCTTGGGAATATAAGTTTATGAAATGGTGTGATATTACACCGTCAGTCCTAGAATGGGGCAGTGAAGAGTTTTTTATTCCATACACATCACCTGCTGATGGAAGGAAGCACAGATATTTTCCAGATTTTTATGTGAAAATAAAAGGACGTGGTAAGTATGTGGTTGAGGTAAAACCGTTTTATCAAACGCAAGAACCTAAGACACAAAAAAGACATACCAAAAGATATATCAATGAAGTTGTAACTTACGCTGTCAATCAAGCAAAGTGGAAAGCAGCACGAGAATTTTGTAATGATAATTCCATGGAGTTTATGTTGATAACTGAGAAGGAGCTCAAAGTCTAATGCCACAGATAAATCGATTTAGATCATCAGCTGAAGCAGCAGAGTCTACACTTGGTGGATCTCTACAGAACTTTATGTCCCATGTCATGGGACCTGAGAAGTATGGAGTATCTACTTCACAACTCTGGCATTTTCAAATGACCTATCCTAGAGCACTATCGGGTGGTCTTGGTCAAGGTGGATTGCATGGGGGTTTGTTCAAGGATAAGTATATTGATCACATGAGAATCTTTTCTCTGTATGCAAACGAGGTCAATACACCAACAAAACAAGTTACGACTGGTTCATACCGAGCAGTCGGATCTGAGATTAGTTATGCAACTGGTAGTACATTCTCTGAGATCAGTGTACAGTTTTTGATTCCTAGATCATACGTCAACCTATTGGTGTTTGAAAGATGGATGTCCATCATGGCAAACGATGCCAACCAGTATGTTGATTACTATAATGAGTATGTTGCTCCATTATTCTTCATCTATAAGTTTGAACGTGGAAGTCAAAGAGATATAATTCCTGCAGACAGGAAAGTATATGAGCGTGCAGGTGGTGATGAAAGGTCATGGCCTAAGTACAACAAAGTTGTAGGTATGTGGCACATGTATAATGTGTTCCCTAAATCTGTTGGCACCTTACAGTTCACTAATAACCCTGGTGAACTAGTAACATTGGATGTTACCTTTGCATATGAACGCTATAGATTCTATGCTGATCCTAAATTTGGTGGGAAGACCAAAAAGAATAAGAAAATAAAGGACCGAACACGTAGTCAGCGTAAGTCAAACAATAAAAACAAAGGACCTAGATCTAATAAGTCTAAGAGAAATAGGAGGGAGAGAAGGAAACGAAACCGAGATCGAAATTGACTTTTTTATTCCAAAAAAGGGCGGAAAAAAACTCCGCCAAAATTTTGACCCCTATAGATTTTTACTAAATACAATTACTGAATTGATTACACTATGGCATTACCAAAGATTGCTACTCCACAGTATACTTTGAAACTTCCTTCGACTGGTAAAAACATAAAGTTTAGACCATTTCTTGTGAAAGAAGAGAAACTCTTACTGATGGCGATGGAAACATCAGATGAAAATAGTACGATTGAAACTATCAAACAGATCATCAAAGACTGTACTAATATTACAGTTCCTATTGATTCTTTGCCAACGTTTGACATTGAATACATCTTCTTGAAGATTCGTTCTAAGTCTGTTGGTGAATCATCTAAGGTTCTTCTGACTGCACCCGACGATGGTGAAACTGAAGTGCAAGTTGAGATCAATCTTGCTGCAATTGAAATCTCAGAAGATGATGAGCACGATAAGACTATCAAACTATCTGATACTATGGGTATGGTTATGAGGTATCCTTCCTTGGACACCTTTGTCAAGATGAATATTACTGGTGATGATGAGCGAGACGAGATCACTCAAGTCTTTGACCTTGCATCTGATTGTATTGATAACATTTATGATGAGAATCAAGTCTATCCTGGTTCTGATTCTACCAAGCAAGAAAAGATTGAGTTTCTTGAGCAACTGACTTCTGAACAGTTTCAGAAGGTACAAAAGTTCTTTGAAACCATGCCTAAACTGATGCATGACGTTGAAGTTGTCAACCCCAATACTAATGTGACTTCTACGGTGACCCTGGAGGGACTAGCGTCTTTTTTCGGGTAGCGTTGTTACATAATAGTCTAAAAAACTATTATGAAACTAACTTCGCGCTAGTACAATATCATAAATGGTCTCTTGACTGTATAGAAAATATGATTCCTTGGGAACGTGATATTTATATCCAGATGCTCATGGAATATTTGAAGGAGGAAGAACGTCGTTATAAGGAACAATCACGCGGACGATAATGGCAAAGCTAGGTTACAAATTTGTAAACCCAAGTCTTACTTCCAAGGATAAGGAGACCTTGAAGTCTAGTGGCGTGAAAACGCCGAACGCCAAAAAACTGCCTAGCGGTAAGATTGTTCTTGGCATCAATAGACTTGGTGCAGCAACGGATAGTATTTACAATTCAATCCGAGGACTGACATCTATTGAGGAAGTTCGTGCAATATCTCTAAGAAGTAAAGAGGTTGAAGAACGTAGAGCAGATAGAGACAGACAACTTGACCAAAAAGAAGCAAGTCAAGAGCGTGGTGCTGCAGTCAAACCTATAGATGAAAAGAAAGTTGGTAAGGAAGTAGGGAAGAAGGATAAGAAACTAAAGAAGAAAGGTAGTTTTTTGCAGCAATTGCTGACACCTATCTGGAATCTGATATCACCATTCATCAAGTTTGCTGCCATTATTGGCATCATGAAATGGTTTTCAGATGAAAAAAATCAAGAAAAAGTAAAGAAACTTGTAGAGTTTACCAAAGTAATCTTTGATTTCCTATGGAAATGGGGTACATTTGGTGTAACTAATCTTATGGACGGTCTAGCAGGACTGTTCGGTGGTATTAGTAAGATCATGAAGGGGGACCTGGGAGGGGTCTGGGAATCCATAATGGGATTCGGTCAACTTCTGGTAGGATTCCTTGCTCTCAAGGGTTTAGCGATGTTCCTGAACCCATTCAGTTTGATGGGTGGTATCCTAGATCTTCTAGGAATGATGTCATCAGATGATGGTGGTGGTTTAGATCGTAGTAAACCTGATGCAGATGGACCAAACAAACCTGGCAACAAACTAAAAAATAAGACTTGGTTAGGAAAACTAAGACAAAGAGTTAGGATCATGTTCAAACGTCTGAAAGGACGTTGGTTGAAGAAAGTTTTACTTGTATTCAGTATTGTTGGCACATTCATTAGTGATCTTGCAGCAAAGATTGCTAGATGGGGTGCAAACTTTTTCAAAAATGTAGTCAAACCTAAGATTGCAAAGGCAGTTGCAGCTGCAGTTGAGGCATTCAAGAACAGTTTGCCGCCTAGTGTACTAAAACGATTGACAGATGGATTAGATGTCATCAAAAAGGGTGGTGAAGGATTACTCACCCGTGCTGATGAACTCACAAAACCACTACAAAATGCTGGTAAAAAGGCATTTGATATAGTAGAAGGATTTAGAGCAGATCCTAGGCAAGCATTATCAGAAACTAGAGACGCGGCAAGGAAAAGATTTATTGATCCTGTTGCCCAAGGTGGTAGTGATCTCCTAAAGTGGTTTTCTAATACCAAGTTCGGTCAGAAAGTTGGGCAGGGAATTGATGTTGCTAAGGGTGCATGGGACATCACTAGTGAATTCGCCATTGACAAATACAAAAGTTATAAGGAGGGTCTAGAGAGTTTCCTGAAGGGAATACAAGAATTCCCACAAACAGTTTCTACTAACTGGAATAAACTAAGTGATAATATTACAAACCTTGCTGCAAAAGGAAAAGAGTTTGTTGTTGATAAATTTCTAGCACCACTGAAGGCTACTGCAAAAGATCTAATTGAAGGGAACCCTGTTACCAAGTTCTTTATTGATAAATTCAAAGGTAAGGCAGGAAAAGAAGGTGGAGAAGGTCTCTTCAAGAAGTTTGTAAATATAGCAAAACCTGCAGTCCAAGGTACAAAGAACGCTCTTGATGCAGCGCCATTCAAAATTGGTCCTCTAGACATTATTGTCGAGACATTGTTTGCTGCAATGGAATTGAAGGCGGGTCAAGATCCTCGTCGTGTTGCACTAAAACTTGCTGGTTCTATTGCAGGTTTGGTTGCTGGTACTGCTATCTTGGGTGCTATTGGTGCTGGTACTGGTGGTATTGGTGCTGCTATCCTTGCTGGTGTTGTCACTGGTGCTACACAATGGGGTGGAGAATGGTTAGCAGATAAACTTGCTGATGTTATTGGCATTCCCAAACAAGATGTATCATTTATGGATGCATTCAATGTGGATGAGAAAAAACTAAATGCTGCAACTCCAGAGGATGATGTACCAGAGAGATCTGCAGGTGGTTTAGTTCGTAATGTGAAGATGTCTATGGGTGGATCTGTACTTGATCCTACCAAGACTGGTTCTTCTAACTTGGTAGTATGGCAAGCAGCACAGAAAGCAAGGACAGAAGCAAGGGCAGAAGGTCTTTCCCATGCAGAAGTTGAAAAACGAGTTGTTGCTGCATCTGAAGCAGCACTCCTAAAGCAGCAACCTGTTCATAAAAGAACATCCGAGACAGTTGAGAAGCAGAAGGACTTAGATAAAAAAGCAAGTCCTCCACCTCCAACTGAAATTGGTATGAAGGTATTGAAAGCAGCAGATCCTACTGGTGGTGCTGCAACTATATTACTGGGAGTAATGAAATCATTGTTCCCTAATGCTCTAACACCTCCTACACCACCAGATAAATCAGCCGCTTCTACCACTGACAGTGATTCAGGTAATAGTATTAGTAGTGGAGGTGGATATACAGGTGATCCTGGAACATTAGCAGTCAATGGTAGTGTCACTGCAAAAGGTGTTGACATTTCTAAAAAGATTATGAGTGACACTGGTGCTACTAAACAAGCAGCAGCTGCGATCTCTGGTAACATGGCACATGAATCTGCTGGATTTATACCTGGTATCAGAGAAGGTGGACCTTTTGGTAAGAACAGTAAACCATGGCCTCAAGGTACAGTTAGAAAGGGATATGGATGGGCACAGTGGACTAACTCTGCACCTGGTGATAGATATGATAAGTTCATCGCTTCTTATGGTGGTGACTATAATAAGATCCCAAGTAATGCAGACAACTACAAGTTCCTGATGTCTGAGTTGATGGCAGGTAACGGTGGATTTATCAAGAAAGGTACTGGCACATCTGGATCTTGGGGAGAGTTCAAGAAAAAGACTGACGTTGCAAATGCTACAGTAGATTTCCGTAAAACCTGGGAACGTGCAGGTGTAGCACATGATGGACCTAGAATAAAATATGCTAAGAGTTTCTTAGCAAAAATGTCTGGTGGTGGTAGAGTAAATAGTATTGCTAAAGCATCTCAGTCTGTTGCTGCTATTCATGAGAAGGAAGAGGAAGATTTGGTAGTCATTCCAATACCAAAGGTCATTCCAATGCCAATAAATAGAACACGGGGCACCAGAGTAATTGCTACAGTTACTGGAAAGGCCGATCACTCAATCAGGTTTGAGAATTATTGATGGCAGATCAAAAAGTCAATAAGGAAAAGCGTAAGCAAAAGATCAATTTCTACAAATTTGTAGGAAGGGTTGAAAGTCAACCTGGAATAGTTTCGGTAGGTAATGATAAAGTTGTTGAAGGTCTCAATAACTTAGGCACTTCTGTCAATGCTATTGCTTCTGAGTTTGAAAAGTTCAAAAATATATCTGCACAGAACTTTATACGACAGCAGAAAATTGAAAAGGATAATCAGAGAAGAGATAAACCTGGAGTACAGAAAAAGAAAAGAGATCCATTCGGTGGTATGGTTCTCGGTGGTATTGCAGCACTAGTAGCAAAGGGTGCTGGTAGTATCCTAGATCTACTCGGTGGGTTGTTCAAATTATTTGTTCTAGTTCCACTGATGAAGTGGATGAGCAAGGAAGAGAATCGTGAGAAGTTACAAAAAATTATTGCAGGTATCATTGGTGTAGGTAAGTTCCTATTCAATGTGACTACGGGTATCGTAATGACTACCCTAGATTTGATTGCTAAGTTTACTGAGATGCCTTTCTGGAAGGAGATCCTGAAGGGTGGATTGTTCTTGATTGCATTAGGAACAGGATTCTTAGCATTCAAGAAACTATTTGGCGGCAAGGCGATCAAGTTCGTCGTCAAGATGGTCTTCAAAGTATTCAAAGGTTTCTTCAAATCTTTGGTGTGGTTTAGTAAGAAGTTACTAAAACTTGCTACTTCTAAAGGACTGAGAAGAGGATTAGGTAAACTATTTGGTAGTAAAGCTGGTAAGGCATTGCTATTCAGTGGTGCTATCGTTGGCACTGGTATGGCATTAGATGCCATGAATAATGATGGTGTCACTGGTAAGGATCTGCAACAGGCAGAAGAAGATCTAACTGATCAGGAAGATGAGCAGGAAAGTGAGATTGCAGGTCTTAGTCCTGAGATACAATCAAAATTAGATCAACTAACATCAGCGTTTGGACTTGCCACAACTGCTGCAGCAGGAGATACGCGAGCGGGTGGACCAGCAGAAAGTGTTGGCACTACACAAGAACCAACTGCACCAACAGGACAGAATGCAGGAAGTCCTCAACCTGCTCCAGAACCACCTAAAAATCTACAAGAATATGCAGGTCAACAGGTAGGTAATATTGGCCGCGGCGTTCAAGAGGCTATAAAAGATCCTAGGCAAGCAGCAACAAATCTGAAAGAAGGTGCTATTAGTGCTTTCAATTCTGCTCAGGCAGGGTTTGGAAATATTCTTGGTGGTAGATCTTTCTTTGATCAGGGAGAGCAAGCTACTGCTATGCCTAAGATGGCAACAGGTGGATCTCTTCGTGGGTTTGCTAACGGTGGTATCATTCAAGGACCACAGACAGGGTATCCTGTATCACTAGATGGTGGACAGTCAACATCATTCATCGGTCATGGCACCGAAATGGTGTACTCAAAACCAGGTGGGTCTGCATTCGTTGTTCCTTATGACACTCCTGCTACTAGAGGTAATAAAGGTCTAACAGCACGTCGTAATTCTGAAGCACAACATGCAGGTTTCTTTTCTAATGGTGGTCCTTTAGGTAGAACACTGAAGGCATCTGGGGGTGCAGAGATTCCAGCAGAAAAGATTGCAGAAGGTCAATCGAAGAATACTGAAGAAAAAGCACCTCCTGCTGGCGGTGGTAAAATCCTAAGCGTACCATATTTCAACCAGAGATCAAACAAAACTGATGCTCTAGGTACTGGTGGAGACTCACAATGTTTCTCCACTTCTGCTGCAATGGTTGTCTCGGCAATCTTAGGAAAGAATGTCATGCCTGACGAATATAATAAGGTTCGTTCGCAGCATGGTAAGTCCACTAGTATGGGAGCACACCCACCAGCAATGAAAAAGTTTGGTGTTCCTGCATCTGGTGGTGATTTTGGATCATATAAGGCATATAAATCAGCAATCAATGCAGGTAAACCTGTTGTCCTAGGTCTGCAACATAACAGTGGCAGTGGTCACATGGTTGCTGGTATTGGTTACCGAGGTAATGACATCGTTGTAAACGATCCCTATGGAAAACTGAACCCAACTCCCAAGGGTGGATGGGCACAAAGTAATCTCACTAGTGCATCAGATACTAAAGGTAAGGGTGTTGTATATCCTAAGTCATTGATGGATGGCATCTGGGTTGACCGTGGTCCTGGGACTGGTAGGATTGTTGTACCTGGTAAAGGTGGTGTTGCTCCTGGTGGATCAATCAATAGTGATGTACAAACTACAAGCGAAACATCACAGGATGGTGGCACAAACTCTACTGGTGCTGATGTAAAACCAAAAGAGTCTGTCGAGTCATTGCTTGCTAACCTGGGTAACCTCTTACTAAAGGGTGCTCATGCAGTTGATGGTAATAAAAAGTATACAGGTGGAAAACTCAGTGCAGCTACATTCGGGGGTACAGAAGATGGATCTACTGCAGGTCCTGGTACTGAAGCTGGAACCAGAGACTCTGCAACGGGAGAACTAGCAGGTGGTTCAACATCAGTCAGTGGTGGATTTGATAAGAAGTTTGCAGCACTGCTAGGTAATTATGAAGGTCTAAGACTAAAGGCATATGCTGATGCTAATTATGGGTGGGAGATTCCTACGATTGGTATTGGTGCAACTTACTATCCAGAGGGATTCCGTAAGTCTGGTAAGGTTCAGAAGGGTGACACGATTACTGACGATGAAGCATATTGGATCAAGTCTAAGCATATTATTGAGCACCGCAAGCGTCTCACCGATGAGGTTGGCAGTGACTATAATAAGGCACCGAATAGAGTAAAGGCAGGACTAGAGTCTGTAGTCTTCAACTATGGATCTTTGTCTGGTGCTGGTATAAAAGATACTGTGAAACAGTCACTGAGCAGTGGTAATTATGCCCCAGTTATTGATGCATATCGTACTAGATTAGCAAGTCATAACGGTGGTATCAATAACTGGCGTCGTAATGATGAAGCAGGTGTGATGGAAACTGGAACTAGTAAGCGTGCTGGTATTTCTTTTGCATCACACGGTGGACCTATCAAGTTAGTCAAAAGTCTCTCTGCTGGTGGTACTCAGCAGAGTCCAGCATTCAAAAAACAATTCCAACAACAGATGATGCAACTCAAGCATCAAAGAGATTACATTAGGGCAGCGATGAGCTCACCAGTAGGACCAAAATCACTCGGGATGTTCAAAGATCCTCGTACTGGTGGTCTAGTCAGTGCAGCAAATTTAGAAAATCAATATAGAGCGTACAAGCAGAAGGAACGTTCTCTGGAACGTTTGGTAAAAGGTGGCAGTCCTGAACCGAAAGGGGAGGTAGTACCTGCAAATATCAAACCTCCTACTGTACAACCACGGCAAGTACAACTTCAAACTAATAATGTTGCTACAGCAAAGAGTGCGGTAAAAACAAAACAGAAAACAGGAGCAGCTGCCGCAATTGCACAAACATCACAGCAGAATCAAGCAGCACAAAAACAAGTACAAGCAATGTCTAAACCAATACCAGATAAACCAGTCAAAGTTCCTATCCCGAAAGGTGGCGACGGTGGTCGGTTATCTAGTGATGATATATACAATTATCGTCCTGGATTTGGTCTGTTTGCTGGAGGTTTCTGATGGACGTAAAAGGAGGACAGGGCACAACGGGTTTTAGTCTTGAGATTGAAGGCGTTGCAGGACCAGATAACAAAACTAATAAGTTTGATGAGTATGTAAACGAAGTTAGAATCATGGAGGGGATTGATTCCCCTTCTATCAGAGCAATTATAGCATTTGATGACTCTGGTGATGTCATCAGTAGATTAGCAGGTGGTGAAACATTCTTCCTTACATTAGAAAACGATGTTAGTGGAAAGAAAGTTGAGTATAATCTTCAACTTTATAAGATCACTGATCGTGTTAGATTTGAAAAACGTAACGTATATAATTTACACCTCTGTTCAGAAGAGTTTCTGAGGAATGAACTTGTCAATGTATTTGGTTCATTCCAAGGTAAAAAGACTGATGATTATGTTGGTGAGTATCTAGGTTCAGACTATATCAACACCGACAAAGAGTTGTATTCAGAACCAACTGATGAGAAGTTTTCTTATGTTTGTCCAAACTGGAGACCATTCAATGCTATCAATTACCTAGCAGAGAAGTCTCTTCGCAAGAAACAGACAGGTAAACTACGTCAGAGTGGATATATTTTCTACGAGAATACATCTGGATATCATTACATCACAATCGATGCGATGATTGAAGATGCAAATAAGCAGAAACCGAAAGGCGAATCGAAAGGTGCTGGTAAGAGACCACTACCACAACTGTATTACTATGGATATGGTCAAGCAAACCTGCCAAGTATGGCAGAAGAAACTAAAGACTTTATTATCCAAACGATTTCATTTCCTAAGTCTTATAACCTGCTAGAAAATCTCAGGCATGGTACATGGGCAGGATATACACAAGGATTTGATCCTGTTGATCTTGCTAAGAGTTCTAGTGGAGATCAATCAGGCGATCTACCATTAGCATTGGATGAGTATGCTATTAGAAGAAACTGGAAAGACATGTCACATGTCAATCCAAAAGGAAAACCACCATTTGATATGAGTAAGTTGGCACCTCAGGGTGAACCATCGATGGTTGATACTCCTAGACGAGTAAGACTGAAACCAGTCATGACTCGTGGTTATGGCAACATGGAGAAGAAAGAATCTAAACAGTCTGCTCCAATTGGTGGACAGAGTGTGAAGTCTATTGTTGAAGCAGGATCATACAATTTCCTAAGACTGAAGAGTCTTTTATATCAACAACTTCAAGTTACTGTACCAGGTAACTTAGATTTGATGGCAGGTCATGGTATTCATATCACGATCCCGAAGGCACTACCAGACAAACCAAACAGTACAAATATTCCCACAGATCAACGTTGGAGTGGTCTTTGGATCATTGCTAGTGCTGAGCATAAGTATCATGATGGAAGAATGATAACGATTCTTCTATTGACTAGAGATTCTACACCTGATTCTGGTGGTGCAAGTTCTAAAAATAATGAGAGTACCGCAACTATTGCTGGTAATTCTAGTGGTAGACGGAAACGTAAGGGACGTGTTCGTAAGAAGCGTAGAGGACTTAGACGCCGTGGTGCAAGACCTGCCGTTGGACGTGGACTGGGTAGCAGGAAGAAGAGACGGCGGAGATCTAAAAAACGTGGTAAGAATGTCAGCAATCTCGAAAGAAGAAAGCGGCGTAACAAGAAGAGGTCTACGGCGGGACGGAGAGCGATCCGTCGTAAGGATAGAAAGGCACGGAGAAAGAATCGCGGTGGCCGCAAGGGTTCTGGAGGAACTCGTACTAAGAAACGGAACAATAAGAAGAACAAGAGACGCAATCGTCGGCGTAAGAACAAAAACCGTTGACACTAGAGGGTATCAATATTATACTAAATAAGTACATTCCCTCAGACGTATTTCTATGGAATCAATTGAAAAGCATATTGAAAAGGACAAGGAGATCCTTGACAACCCTCTAACTTCACCTAATCAACGTCGCCACATTGAAGGTGAGTTGCATGAATTGGAGGAGTATGCAGAGCATCACAAGAAAGAGATTGAAGCAGGCGATCATCATGATCCAACCTACCTAGAACTATTCTGTGACGCAAACCCTTCGGAACCAGAATGTTTAGTATATGAAGATTGAAGATTATGTTCTAGGTGTTTGGGATAATATTGAGCAATGTTCAATGTATCCTACAGAATTTTCTAGAATCATTGTTGAATGGATCAAGATCCCAGACGGATATGAATCTTGGCAATGGAAACATCCAGAAGGTAAAGAAAATGCCTATCGCCATACCTTACACAAATTCGTAGAGTATGATGATGGGTCTGTTGTTATGGAAACTTATAACACAGATTGGACAAGAAAAGGTAACTGTGCTATTGTCTTGACACCACGTAGAAATGGGTGGTTTGGACAAGATAATGGTAATTGCCAAACTAAGAATGGTACGCTAATTGCTACAAAGATGGAATTACTTCCTGATTTGTATAGAGTATATGATAGAGGCACCGATCAATATGGCGAGTATGTCTTTGGTGGTTGTCAATTCTATGAATTCAAAAGGCGTAAATGAAAACGAACTTTTGATTCTGAAAAAGGGCGGAAAAAAACTCCGCCAAAAATGAGACCTATAAGGTTTTTCCATAAATAATGTACGATTTGATTTCATAATATGGCAACGTCCCAAGTTGAAGGATATGTAAAAGAACGTCAGAATGACTTCTTTGGTAAGGACGGAATGCAATGGTGGATCGGTGAGGTTGAAGATAACCAAGATCCCCTGCAGATCAACCGTGTCAAAGTAAGAATTTTGGGTTGGTATACAGATGCTGATGGTGGTTCTATGGAGACACTACCAACAGATGATTTGCCATGGGCGTTAGTTTTACAACCTACAAACCAACCAGGTAATGATGGTCAGGGACAGTCTTCTGGTCAATTGCAATCTGGTGCTATTGTTCTAGGTTTCTTCCTAGACGGTGAAGAAGCACAGATGCCTTGTGTTATGGGAGTTCTTCGTACTATCAAAGGTGGAGAATCACGTAAGGAACCACTTTTTGCCCTAACTGGCGGCGAAATGCGTAAAGTGGTCAATTACACCACTGCCTCAGGTTCCAATAATACGGCAACCATGGAAGGAGACGAGCAAAACGCAAATAGAAATAATTCAGTCCAAACTGCAGGAACTAAAGAGGACTCTCAAAGCGCACCAGCGAACCCGCAGGGCGTTGGCGTCAAAACTGGTACGGCAGGCGCTGCAAAGAGTATTGGACCCCCAGTCGCTGCTGCAGACGGCGTTGGTGGACCTTCTAAGACCCTTACGGTGCATCTAGAATCTGTTCTTGATACAGCAGCAAAAGAACTGTCTGGAATCAAGTCTCAAGGTAATGGATATGTCAGTGTTGCTACAGGTGCTCCAGTTGCACTTGATAATATCATTGGATCTGTAGAAAACGCAATTGCGGCGATTGGCGGTGAAGCAATTGCTGCTATGCGAGAGTTTTTGACAGAACTTGCAGGAAAACTAACTTCTGGTGGTGCTATGATTGCATCATTTACTGGTATTCCAACTGCAACAATGGCAATTGTGAAAACTGGTATTCAGTTGATTTTGTCTCAGATCTGTACTCTTGATGATCAGATCGGTAGTTTTATTGACATGGTGATGTCACCATTCAGTTCATTTATTGAATCTGCTCTCGATAAAGCATTGGACTTTGCTGGCGATTTTATCAATCAGGGTATTGATAAACTTGGGCAAGGCATTTTGTCAGCAATGGATAGTCTTCTGTGTGCTGTAAAGAATATTGTATCTGCTGCTGAAGGTATTCTTTCTGGTATTGGTGCTGCAAAGAAGATTATTGATACTTGGAAAGAAGGATCTACAATTTTTGCTGATGGATTTGATCTTGCGTCAGTTGGTTTTGAAGGGTTCTTGCAAATTGTTTTGTTCTTGTTCAACCTCTTTGATTTTGGGTGTGATAGAACCAGACAAGATAATAGAACAAAGGCATTCATTCCATTCCTAGGTACTACTTATTGTGATGCAGAAGGACTTGCAGATAAATTAGGAAACCGTAAATGTGGTGACTTAGGAAGTGGATTTGCTCAAGGTAGTCGTAATGTTGCATCAGATTTTGTCTCACAAATTTATAACGATGCTAGTCCTTATCTGACTCAGGCAGAAACTTTCATGAGTGGTGGTTGGAGACAACACACTGGTGTTCCTGGTAGACAATCTCAGACTGAAAGAACTCCTTCTGGTACTGTGCATACATCAATTTATGTCGATGATAATGCATATAAGAAGTATCTTTCTACAGAAGCAGGAGCAGATGAAAAGAAAGCACTTTCTAGAGATAAAAGTAAAACCGAGAAGAAACCAGTAGCAGGTGACCATAGTCAATATGCAAACGCATATACCGTTGATGTTGCTAAAGATCTTTGTTATAACATCCGAGGCGATGAAGTTCATACTATCAATGGTGATTATCACCTAAAAGTGACAGGTAACTTCCATCTTGAGGTAGGTGGTGCCATGATGGTTACTGCTGTTGGTGCTCCACAGCAGAAAGATGCCAATGGTAAAAATCCTGGTAAAGCAGATAAGATTCAAAAGCACCAAATCAAATTTGAATCTGATGTAGATATCAGTTCATCTGGTGGTACATTCAAATTGAATGCTACTGATGGTCAAATCAATACTATGAACACCTCTGTTGGTGCTCCAACAGGTAATACTGAGATCAATGCTCCATCAGTGAATATTCGTGGTGGTGATATTGTTATGAGTGCTAACAATACATTGACAACATATTCATCTGCTCAGTGGCACTTTGTAAACGTACCACCATTGCCTAAGGCAAAATCGGGTGTATTCTGGCAGTGTAATGGACCCTATGATATTATCCTAGGTCCATCACCATCAATTGATCCTATTCCTAGGTTCTCTGTTGTTACACCAGGTCCATTCTTGGTAACCTGTAAAGCAGGTGGTGCTTTGTTCAAGGTTGGTGCTGGCGCATTTGTTGCTAGTGTTGCTGCTGGTGCGGTCCTACTAAAAGCAAGTGCTGCAGTGGATATCACTGGTGGTGCAACCGTCACGATGAAGGGTGCAATCGTAAACATCCTGGGTGGTGCGATCAACCTGAATTGACAATGCTCTCTGGGTGTGCTATGATCAGGGGGTAAGCGAAACACCTCCATGGAAGAAACCACCCAGTTCCTTGAGCATGTGGTCATAAACGTGGCACAACGCAAGATCGAGATGACTTCTGATCGTGGTGACTACGAAGAAGTTCAGTTCCTCTGGGATGAGGAAGGACGTGAAGGATTCACTGATACCTGGAACATGATCAAAGCATTTGTCCCTGATGAAATGTATTCTGTAAGACTATGAATCAATACGAAATCTCTTACGAAGAGTTCGAGAAGAATCTAGAATTCTGCATTGAACTCACTGGTAGGGAAAACATTGTGTGGAAAGTACGTTTGGAAAGCGGGAAGTATGTCATGTGCGTACCTGTTGCTGAACGTGCTGCACCTGTCGAACCTGATATCCTTGACATGGTGAATGAATTCAAATCCCAATTTATCGAAAATAATGACACCCGTGACTAAATGGCAAATCTAATTCGTCTAAGGGTCTTAGGTAGTGCTCTTGTTATTATTGCCTACTTTATTGTCCTTCATGTAAATGTATTAGTTGGTGTGACTGCACACTTTGTTGCAGATCTAATTTCAATTCCATACTTTATAAAGACAAAATCGTGGGATGTAGTTATAATGCTAGCATTCCTATTGTTCATTTCGTTATCTAAATTATATCCATGAGACCTGAAACCCGTCGATCAATGGAAATGCTGTGGTCAGCAAAGTGGAACTTGCCAAAAGCAGCAAAACATGCTAATCTCACTGAGAAGGAAATGAAAATTACCTTCAACGAATACTGTAATTTTCACCCACCTACATATAGTATCGATGACGATCCCCAAGCAGTATCAACCAGGAGGACTTGAAAGACTTCCTGCTAATATACTGAGATTACTTAGTGAATTAGAGGGATCTTATCAACTCTGTAAGTATATGGGTTTTGAAGAGGACATGCAAGTCCTCGATCAAATGAAAAAACCGTATTACAAACTGTACTTCAAACTTCTAAAAGAAGAAAAACAAAGGGGAGTACAAAAGAACTCTGAATAGAAAGAGCGCCCCTTTTGAAAACTTGACTTATTATCATGATCCAACTAATGCGAATGGCGTCGGGTGAGGAGGTTATTACTGAAATCCTCGACGAAACTGATGACACTATCACTGTATCAAACCCGATTGTTGCCGTTCCTGGTGAAGGTAACAAAATCGGTTTTGTATCTTGGGCACCCTTCTTGGCGGACGAGTCTACTAAGAAACTAGAGGTATCTAAGAAATTTGTTGTCTTCCGAGGAGAAGTCAACGAAGATATTTACGATTATTATACTACTACTTTTAGTACAATTATCAAACCCACTCGTAGAGCAGGTAAACTACTTCTATGACAATTGAAGGACGCCCTGAAATGGAACATTGGCAAACTGCATATGCCTGTCAGCGCAAAGATCGAATGGGTGACGCTATTGGAGACTATCTAAGTGATGATAAAGTGGAAGCGAGGCAAGCATACGAGGAAATGCTCTCGGAAGCGATCGACTGGAGAGACTACCACCAAAAGCAACTCACAAAAGCACAACAATTCCTCGATCTCATCCACCCAAACCGTGGAGAATCACTCTCAAATCTCGACTTTCTTGACTGAGTGGATGAGTTATAGGTTTGCCTGTGAGTCTCTAGATGTAACACCAAATGTCAACAGGTTTGCAAAATACAATACCTTATATCCAAACCCTGACCTTTGTTGACATTAGGTCTTATGATAGTGAGATACATAGAAAAAATATGAGGGTATGCCATGAAAATCTTTTTAGATACATCTGATCCCGATCTTATCAGGTCAGCATATAAAACAGGATTGATTGACGGTGTAACCACAAATCCATCTTTGATGCTTGCTCAAGGTAAAGAACCTAAAGAAGTAATCAAAGAAATTGCAGATATCTTTGAAGGACAATACGCTAGTATTAGCGCAGAAGTAAATTCAGAGAATGCAGAAGATATGCTTATAGAAGCAGAACCTTTCTATCATATTTCACAAAATATTACCATCAAAGTGCCATGTAACTATGATGGTCTTTTGGCATGTAAGAATCTATCCGACTTCGGAGTTGGAGTAAACGTAACTCTAGTATTCTCAATCTCACAAGCAATTCTAGCAGCAAAAGCAGGTGCTTCTTTTGTATCTCCATTTATTGGTAGAGTAGAAGATCAAAGATTTGATGCTTTAGGTCTTATCAAGGGTATTGTGGGAACGTTTGAAACTCATGCAGTTCACGATACTGAGGTGCTAGCAGCATCGACCAGATCTGTAGAGCATATCGAGAAAGCATTCTTATATGGTGCTGATGTGGTTACTATGCCACCAGCACTATTCTGGAAAATGTATAAACATGCACTGACAGACGCTGGTCTTGAAAAGTTCAAAGAAGATTGGAAATCACTCAAAGAAAAACTATGAAAGTTGCAGTTCTTGGCAAAGGTCTAGCGGGAGTCCTTACAGCATTATATTGGCGACATTACTCACCTAAGACTGAAGTCGAACTGTATTATGATGAAGAGATTGATACAGAACCTGTTGGGTCGGGATCCTTTCCTGGTCTGACAGGTTTTCTGGCAGATACATTTGGGTGGAGTCTAAACTGGCACGATAATCCTTGGAAAGCAACTCCCAAGTTTGGTATCAAATATGAGGGGTGGGGAGATAAACCTGAATGGTTCCACCCATTCAACTTTGATGAGGTAGGTATGCACCTAGATCCTCATCTATTTCAAGATTTTATATGCGATACAGGCATCTTCAAGGTAACTCAGAAGCATATTGAGACCTATGATGAATGTGACGCAGACTATGTGTATGACTGTAGAGGATTTCCTACAGATTATACAGACTATAATATAATTACTAACCCTTTGAATCGGGTAATGTTATCTAACATGCCCAATCCAGATAATGTTCCATGGACTAGAACTGTTACAACACCAGATGGATGGACATTTGTAATCCATTTGCAAGATCGTGTGCAATATGGATACTTATATAATGGTGATATTACTAGTGACACTGAAGCAGAGGTAAATTTCAAAGAACAATTTGGTGTAGATAATATTACTGCAACATTCCCGTTCAGGAACTATTATGCCAAAAGTCCTATTATTGATAACCGAGTATTCCTAAACGGTAACAGATACTTCTTTATCGAACCTATGGAAGCAACATCTGTTGCTGGATATATGAAGTGGATTGAACTTACGATGGAAGCAGTATGGGGAGAAAGACCAATACAGAAAATTGAGTATGACATGCAACGCTCGATCAAAGAGAATGCTAACTTTATCCTGTATCATTATAAGTTTGGATCTAAGTATGATACGCCATTTTGGGATTATGCAAAGAGTTTAGAACTCAGCGACTCATTTATTCAGAACATAATTGATGGCGACATCCGTACAAATATGGTTACTTATGGTTTCCATACATCTCAGTCGGTAATGAACATGTATGATAATCTAGGACGCATCTACAAACCAGTATAAATAACTTTTGTAAGAACTATATCGTCAGTCCGTGGGAACCAAAAAGATTTCGCAATTAGAGGACATTGCAGATGCTGCCTTATCGGGTGAAGCAATTCTGCCTGTCGTAGTATCTGACCCGCTTATTCCTAACAGGAAAGCGAGGATCAACCAGTTATTCAAAGGCGTGGGTGCGGGGTCTAAAGCAGAACCTGGTATTGCCTTTGATTTGGACCGTAATTCTGGAGTGTACCAGAATGCATATGACCAACTTGGTCTATCATGGGGTGCTGGAGGAGTGTATTTCACACGTCTCTTGAACTCTGATGGCAGTACATCAAACTATTTGACTGCACTAGATGATTTAGTAGATAACTCCGACCTTGTTCTTGCACCCAAAGGTACTGGATCTGTACGAGTTACAGGTCAGTTTAGGATTGACGATACTGCAATGATTCTTGAGGATTCTCAAGGTCAAAAAGCACGATTTGAGATTTCTGGTATTGGCAGTGGTACTGCTATCAGAATCTTCAACCTCCCACCAGTTACTGCTGGAAATGGTACAGTTCTTGTAGGTGATGACTCTCAGCAAACACTGAGAAACAAAACTATCTTGGTTGATGAAGACAACTTTGTTTTGGTTGATGGTGATGAAGAAGCAGTATTCCAGATCAACTGGGATGAAACTGCTGCTGCTAGACGTTCTTACTTCTTACCTGATGCTGGTGCAATTACCACTACAGCAGAAGCAAATGCTAACCACTCTACACTGTTAGATACTAAGACAGAACAAATTTCTCTCAATAAGACTTTTGTTTCAGTCAAGTTCCAACAGACATTTGACTCTGAGTTTAGTGCTAATATCAATACATCAGAATTGACTGCTAATCGTATTATTACGGTTCCTGATCTGAGTCTGACATTGTTGGGAAGAGATACAACTCAAACTATTACTAACAAAGTATACTCCGATGCTATTTTTGCATCTGGTACAACGATCTCTAAGAAGATCAACTTTGACCTTGACAATCTGCTTGAGAATACAAACGAGACGTATCAGTTCCCATCTAATGGAATACTAAATAATGCAGGTGGTAATAACATTCTTGTTACCGAAAGAGCAGCACAGGATCTTAGAAACAAAACTCTACTATCTCCCGTTGTTAGACCTGCATTTGGTGGAGCAGGCGCGGTTATCTTCAACCTAGATAATCTACAGGCAACCAGAACAATCTCGTTCCCTGATGCAGATGCAACTCTGCTTTCTACAGATAACGTTACGCTAGATGACGTTACCTTCGGTGCTGGTATCGGTGCTGCTACCCTGACGGGTAGAACAAGACAACAACAATTCTTCTACGCTGGATTCTAATAAAAAATGGCAACGCAAACAGGAAAACTAGCATCAGCGAAACCAGCTGCAACTACATGGACTGCCCTGTATAGAGCGCCTATCGACTCTTCTGCGAGTGGCGTTCTAAACATGGTCAGCGACGGTACTGCTGCTAATGTTCGTGTTGGTGTGAAAAAGTATGACATCGCAGCAACGCTGGATGCATCTACTTATCTTCTCCACCCTGGAGATGTGGTTACAAATAAAACTCTAACATTCGATACTTCAATTCCTATCATTACTGATCAGCAGGATACATTTACTCCTGGTCAGTTGATAACAATGAATGATGGCGAAACCACATTCAAATGGGAATCGTATTATGTTCCACCCTCAACTGACTTTTATGTAAAGAAGGTTGGTATTCTTACATATAGTATTGAGAACCAAACTGGTAGTTTCTCCGTTGGTGAAACACTAACTGGTGGTACTGGAAATGGTACAGCAGTTATCTATGATATTATTGACGGTTCTCTCGGTGGTTCTACTCTCTATCTCGGTCCTGTAACTGGAACCACTTTTGTTGAGGGCGAAACTCTAACTGGTGGTACATCTTCTGCAACTGGCGATATCGCTGCTGGTGGTGTTGGTGTTTCCCGTGATGAATTCGTATTCTCTAGTAATGGTGCTGGCGGTACTTATAGTCTGCAAAGATCGGCAAGTGTGACATTGTTCTTGGATAGAACTTATAAGTTCTTTGTACAAGATGCTTCAATGTCTGGAGTAGGTTTTGCATTATCTACAACCATCAACGGTACATTTGGTATTGACCAAACTGCAGGAACATCTGATGATGGAACTGAGTATGTAAGTGGCAAGACAAGTAGCGGCACTGCTGGTGCTAGTGGAGCATATGTTCAGTATGATATGAGTGCTAATGGTGGTGGCGATGCTACTTACTATTACTTTGACACTGCCGATGGCACCCTAGGTGGTAGTGATCAATCACTGCAATTGTCAGTTGATTATTCTTATGACACCATCTACATCTATGACCTTCAAGGTACTCTGACTAATGCAAGTGATGCTATTACTTTGGGTCAAACTACATTTACTCTAACCTCTAATGCAGGATCTAAATGGGGTTATGTTCAAGAAGTTTCTGGAACATCAGTAAATATTGTAACTGGTCTTGGATCTGCAGACTTTGCAGGTGCTGACACATTCTATGATGTACCTAAAATTGGTACTGCATCTAGGTCTCTTGCAACAATTAGTAGCATTGATACAGCAGCAAATGCTATTGATTCTGTAGATCAAATTATGCATGATAACGAAGTTGATGCTGCAGAAAGACTGACCTCACTGATCATTGGTCCTGGTCAAGTCCTGATGGTATATGCCGCAACGCAAAATATCAGTTTTGACTATAGTGGATTTCAAGATAGTTCTTCAGACTTCTCTGTACGATCCTTTGATGTCAATGCTATTATCGCTGCTGATGGTGCGTCAGGTGGCGGTTGATCGTCGCTCATAAATAACAAAGAAGGATAGTAGATAGCAAATGTCACTAACAAGACTCAAGAATATTATCACGTCCCGTACGGGACGTATTATCTACGTCAACCCCGATGATTTCGATGCTTCGGATGCGATTGACAACAGAGGCAACTCTTCATTGAGACCTTTCAAGAGTCTGCAGCGTGCATTTCTTGAGGTGGCAAGGTTCTCGTATCGTGTTGGTCTATCGAACGACGAATTTGACGCATTTTCGATCTATCTCTATCCTTCTGAGTATGTTATCGATAACAGACCTGGTGACGTTCTCTATACTAATGTAGCGCCACTTGACGCTAACTCTAACTTTGATGTTACCTCACCTAATAATGTACTGTATAAGTACAATTCTATTGAGGGTGGTGTTATTGTTCCTAGAGGTTGTTCCATTGTTGGTTCTGACCTCCGTCGTACTAAGATTATTCCTAAGTACATTCCTTATCCTACTATCTACGCTGCAAAGAATATCAATACTGAGGACCAGGTTCCTGCTCCTGTAAATATCTTTAGCGTAACTGGTGGTTGCTATTTCTGGCAGTTCTCATTCTTCGATGGTGATGACACTGGTGTATATTTTAGACCAGACTCTACTGAAACTATTCCTCCATCGTATTCACACCATAAAGTAACAGCATTTGGTTTTGCTGACGGTGTAAACAGTCTTTCCAAGTTGATTGAAGACGGCAGAGTTCCTAATAGTGATTACTCTGCTGTTGCTAATATCCTTGACAGAACTGACCTCGATATCTACTATCAGAAAGTATCGAAGGCATTTGCTACAATTCCTGATACTTCTGGAGATCCTGATACCGACCAGATTCAGGCAAGGGTTGAGGAAAACAGGATTGTGGGTCCTATTTCCGACGAATATCGTATTTCACAAATCACTCGTAACGGTCAAACTGCTACAGCAGTTACTGTTGACGAGTTTGGTAACCCACGAAACCATGGTTTCTCTGTTGGTGTGAACGTCAACATCAGTGGTGTTACATCATCTACTGGTACATCTGGTGAAGTGGATGCATCATTGTATAATGGTTCGTTCCAAGTTACATCTGCATCAGGTAATGTCTTTACTTACCAGATGATTCAGGAACCAACTGGTACTGCAATTGGTTCAAACATTGTTGTCAAAGTTGAGATTGATACAGTTGACTCTGCATCACCATACATGTTCAACCTATCCTTGAGATCGGTTTGGGGCATGAATGGAATGCACGCTGATGGTTCCAAAGCAACTGGTTTCAAATCAATGGTTGTGGCTCAATTCACGGGATTGAGTCTTCAAAAAGATGATAGAGCATTCGTACGATATGATGAATCTACAGGTAACTATCTTGCAGCAACATCTGGAGATGGTGCTCACTTAGACGGTTTCGCACGTTATAGAAAGGGATGGGAACACACCCACGTTATGTGTTCTAACGACTCGTTTATTCAGGTCGTTTCTGTGTTTGCTGTGGGTTACGCCGACCACTTTGCTGGTTTCCGTGGCGCTGACATGTCAATCACGAACTCAAACTCTAACTTTGGTTCAACAGCTCTTAGATCTAAAGGTTTCAAACTAAAATCATTTACTAAAGATAAGTCTGGACAACTTACGCATATTGTTCCACCTAAGTCTCTTGCAGACGTGGAAGAAGTATCAGTCAACTGGGTAAACATTGACATCACTCGTACTAGACAAGTGAATGGACAGTTGAATAACATTGGTCAGACTGCTGGTAGTAGATTATATCTTTATGGTTATACTGCATCAGATTCTACTCCTCCAACTCGTATTCAGGGTTATGCAGTAGGTGCTAGACAAGATGGTACTGGTGGTTCAGCAGTTGCAGATAAAGTAAAATGTCTCTTGTTTGCTGATAACAGTGCAACCACTGCATCAGTAAGAAGTGCAGCAATTTCACCATTCGGTCCTACTGTTTCTACTTCTACTGCTGGTGAAGCAGGATCCCCATTCCAATATGATGAAGGCACTTATGGTGGTGCATTTGGTCAAACTGGTACTGATGCTAACGGTAACCCAATCTACAATCCTGCTGGTTGGTATATTGCTACAAGTCCAACTGATAACCAGATCTATGCTTCTATCCAGACGGGTAGAACTAAGTACGATAGTGTAAACTTCACACCAACTACGTTCATCTCTCGTGTTCCTGACGCAAGAAACCTGGTTGACAGAACTTATCGTGTACGAATGGTGATCCCACAAGATCAGCAGTTGCCATTGCCACGTTCACCTATCTCAGGTTTTGTTCTACAACCACTGAATACAGATACTACTAGATACGAACTTACTCAGACATTCTATCTTTATGATATTGAAACTGTTACTAAGTTTGTTAGAGGTGAGAGCGATGGTGTTTACTATCTGACACTGCTTTGGGCATCTGTTATTCCTGGTGAAGCAGGATCTCCTGTTGGTAACTATGATGATAAGAGATTCTCTCAGAACGTCAATGAGGTATATCCATCGTTTGACAGAGACAACCCTGTAGCAGATCCTGAGGCAGCAGTATCTGTTGCTGATAAGAGAATTATCGGTTTGGTATATTCTACCAACGGTGCTACACCTGCTATCAATAACAAAGATCCTCAGCGTTCTATCACTAAAGAATCGGTTCTGAAACTGGTTGCTGATAGTGGTTGGTCACAACCTGGTACTACGCCTAACTGGGATGCAGCAAACATTCAGTTGTCTGGTATTCCACTGACCGCACGCTTAGGTGATGCTGAAACTCGTAAGATTCCTATTCGTGTTGATGGCGAGGGCAACCTTGCACCAATTCCTGTAGAACTGAGAAGACACTCTATTCTACGTTCTGGTAACCACACCTTTGAATATACTGGTTTCGGTCCTGGTAACTATTCTACAGCATTCCCACAGACACAGGTTGAGACACTTACTGATGATCAGATCAAGTTCTCCCAGTCAATCAAGGAAGATGCAGGTGTTGCATTCTACTCAGGTCTAAACTCTAACGGTGACCTATTCATTGGTAACCAGGTTATCAACCCAGTTACTGGTCAGATCACTAACGAAGATATTGCACAGTTGAATGTTGTTGGTGAAGAGAACACAACCATTCAAACGTTCTCTGAGTTGGTGCTGACTGATAAACTAACTGTTATCGGTGGTGGTTCCAACGCACTGGAATCAGTATTCTCTGGTCCAGTCACATTCCAGAATACTTTGTCATCTACGGGTAATATACTTGCACGTAAACTGACATACAACAACCAGGATGGTACAATCCTGAAGCAGACGCTGTTAGCACCAAAAGATTCTAATGGTTTACCTGACTTCTCGGCATTTACTACTGGAACATATGATACACCTGATGATGGTGATATCATTTATAATGAAAACTGGGAACTTGGCGATTCACTTGGTTGGATTCGTTGGCAGCAAAACTGGTATGAGTTTGGACTAACTAATACTGGTGCAATCGATCTGACTGCTGGTGGTAACGTTGGTCTCGGCAGAACTGCAGCATCTAACGATGCTAATAACAGACTTGAGGTGCAGGGTAACACCTACATCGATGGTGATCTTACTGTTACTGGCCGCGGCGCAGTTTCTCCTGCTAAGTATATTACAAGATCTACAGTTCTAACGGTAGCACAGAGTACATTTGCAATTACTGGTTATAGCAGTCTTACTCATACTGCAAGTTCAGTGCTTGTGTACATCAATGGTGTTGCACAAATTGGTGGTGTCAACTTCAACGTTGATAGTAATGGCACCAACGTTGTGTTTGATACAGGCACAATTCCACAGGCAGGTGATACAGTTCACATTATTGAGCTGCCTATCTAAATAGTACACAGGGTATAAGAACGAGAAATGGCACTTACTCAAATCAATGGCAATAATATATCTCAGGCAACTGATGCCACGATTTCTGCCTTACGGTTCCTGAACACTAATGGTGACGCAATTCTGACGTTACCTATTGGAACTTCGGCGCAAAGACCAGGATCACCTGACGATGGTACTTTGCGTTTCAATACTACAGAACTCGGGGCAGAGATTTATAGAGAAACTGCACCTGGATCTGGTGCTAGGGGTTGGTTCCCTCTTGCTGGTGGTGGTCCTTCCATTGGTGAGAAAAGTGTTATCAGAACTAATGCTGCTACAATTGATGAAAACTTGACTGTTGGAACGACAGGTACTAACAATGGACCTGAATTTGCCAATGGTTTGAGTGCAGGACCAATTACAATTTCACAAGGTTTCACAGTTACGGTTCAGTCAGGAGCAGCGTGGAGCGTTAGATAATGAGTCGCCTAAATGTAACAAACATAGCGGGACTAGATACTTCTGCAACAGTTGAAGGTGTAACTATACCTCAGTTCAATGTGCATGTGAATGATCCATTACGTGTTGATGGAACATTACAAATGGAATCTGGAGCGAAGACTCTAAGTATTCCTAACGCACCTGTAAATCAAAGACCAGTCAAAGGTAAAAGAGTTGGTTCTTTATTTTATAATGAAACTGAGAACAGAGTTGAAGCATGGGATGGCACTAATTGGGTAGCATCTGGAACTGGTGCTACTGCTGCAACAACATTAGGACTTCCCTCTAATCCTGCTCCTAGCGGACAGCATCTAAATTATGCTGGATTTGAGACGGGATATTACTATATTCAACCTAATAACGAAAGTTTAGCATACAGAATGTATGTTGACAATCGTAGATATGCTGGTGGTTGGACTTGTGCTGTTGTTGTTAGAAGAGAAGATTGTCAATCTCATGTAACTAACGGTCAGTACGGTACATTTACTAGAACTGATGGTTATCTACAGGGTCCAATCTATGATGCTCAGGTTACTATCAAGATGGCAGATACTTTTATTCAAAACCTGAGGAATAGTAGTCTATATAGAGGGCAGACACCATATTGGTTAGAGTCTGGTCATTGGACTAGTAACTATGGTCCTATCAATCAGTTCTTTCCATTTGCTATGACTATTGATCTACTCAGTAGTGCAAGTGGTCAAAATGCTCGTACAAACATTGCCTTGCAATATGAAGGACAATTCAATGATAGAAACCCAAACACGGGTACTCGCGGTATGGGAGATCACCATACAGGTGGGACTACTTATTTCGCTTACGGCAGGCATCCTGAGCAAGGGAACCAATGTGGATTCAGACAGGATAGTTTAGGTGAAGCAAACGGATGGTTCTGGGTAAAATAACATGAGTAAGTTATACGTTGGAGATATAGCAGGTCCTATTCTTGGTGTTGTAAGAACTCAAGCAGGAACCACCATGAAGATCAACATTGAGTTAGATGCTCAATGTGGTAATGGTGCCCTGAAACTTCCTGCTATTACTAATAGTCAGAGACCTTCTAATCCTGTTGCAGGTCAGTTATGTTATAATAGTGAACAAAACAGGGCTGAGATATACAATGGTGCCACTTGGGTTGCTGTTAGTGTATCGACTGAACTTTCTGCTGGTATGAGTGCTACTGGTGGTAACTTTACTTACGACTATGATGGTTGGCGCATTCATACATTTACTAGCAACGGTACATTCAACGTTACTGCCGCAGGATATGCTGAGGTATTGATGGTTGGTGGCGGCGGAGGCGGCGGAGGTCGCTCTGGCGGTGGTGGAGGAGGCGGTGGTCTCGTCTATTATGGTGCCGAACAACCTAGAATTGGTACAGAAAAGCATTTTCCTACTACTGGTAATCACACTGTTACTGTAGGAATTATTGGTGGTGGTGGAGGTGGTACTGGCGTCCCTGGTAATAATGGTGGTGACACTACTATCAGTGGTCCTGGATCATTTGTAAATATCACTGCTATTGGCGGTGGTGGAGGCGGTGCTGACGGGCAGAACAACGGGTCTAATGGTGGATCTGGTGGCGGTGGTAGATATGATGCAAACGGTGGTACTGGACAGCAACCTACGTTCGTTACTGGTGGTTTTGGCACTAATGGTGGATATGGTACATCGAACACCTGGAATGCAGGTGGAGGCGGTGGTGCTTTGATGCCTGGTAACAGAGGTTGGGGACCATCTACTGGTGGTAACAACTCCGTCTCTGGTGAATGTGGTGATGGTGGTATTGGTCTTCAGTATAAAATTTCTGGTGCTAATAAGTATTATGCAGGAGGCGGTGGTGGAGGATCACACGACCCCGCTCATACTGGAGGTTTTGGTGGTCCTGGTGGCGGGGGAAATGGCGGTGCTCCTGGAGGAAACAACGGGGGTATAGGTGGTGTCGATAACACTGGCGGTGGTGGTGGAGGAGGTTCAACCAACTCTGGCAACGGTGGCGGTGGCGGCGCAGGCGGTACTGGTGTAGTAATTATCAGGTATAGAATCTAATGAGTACAGTAAAAACAGCGAGTATTGAAGGAACATCTGATAACGATTTTGTCGTTGTCGTACCTAGTGATGGCAACCTAATTATTGGTGGTGGACTAGAGTTTGGTGGTGATGCAACTTTATCAATTCCTGTAGGTACTACTGCACAAAGACCTACTGGTCAGGCATTACAAACAGGCATGATTAGATTCAATACTGATGTAGGATTTATTGAGGTCTATACAGGTGCTAACTGGATCAATTTTGGAGAGACTACAGCATCAGGTAGTTATGTAGATTTAGGAACACAGGGAAATCCTGCCTCATCTGCACTTGCTATCAAGAGACAGTATCCTAATGCACCTGATGGTGTCTATTGGATCGATCCATCTGGAACTGGTGGTGATGCCTTTGGTCCTACTCAAGTATATTGTGACATGACTACCGATGGTGGTGGTTGGATGATGGTCGCATATGCAGGTAATATCAACACCAACAAAACAAACACTGTTGGCAGTAACTATCTACCATTATTCAATACATATGGTACGTTATCTTCTACTGCAAAAACTAATAGAACTGCGTTTTCACGCATGGACTTTGCAAAAGCAATTGAAGGTGCAGGTGATACGAGTCAGTTGATGGCACGCCGTACTGAATGTCAGAGTAAAATCTTTATTTGGGAAGTAACTGAACTGAATAGATTTGACACGACGGCGAATGTAAACTGGACATTTCCTTCTAACAATATTGGTACTGTTATTCGTAAATGCAGAATGAGCAATAAAGGACCTATGGGTCTGGTCTCTAGGGATTACATTGCAGGTGAAGCAGATCGCGTACGTTATGAAAACGGACCATCGTATCCTGGTATTGCATGGAACTCTAGTTTCAATGCTAATAATGATAACAGTGGTAATTTTGAGCAATTCTTAGTACGTCGCTCTATTTTGTACTGGGAGACACAGGAAAATGGATATCAGGCAAACCAGTGGTTCCACGCTGATCCAATGCATTTAGCAGCATCTCGTGGTCCTGATAATTCAGTACAGGATATGGAGTTCTATTTCCGAGAGGAAGAACCTGGATTCTCATAAATAAACAAGAAGAGGTAACTATACGAAATGTCTAGACTAAATGTTGATAGAATCTCAGGTCTAACTGCTGGAACGGGTGCTCCCGAACTAGAGATTGACAGTAGTGGTCGTTTCAATTTCGATAGCGGTACTCTGTATGTTGACTCGGTGAATAATCGAGTGGGTGTTGGTACTCAGACTCCAAGCGTGTCTATGGACATGGGTGGTGCTACTGATGGCATGGTTCTCCCTAAGGGCACAGACGCTCAGAGACCTGGATCACCCGCAACAGGTATGCTGAGGTATAACACTACGTCAGGCAAGGTTGAGGTCTACGACGCATCCAACACCTGGGCAGATGTGGGTGGTGGCATTCCTGAGATGAATGATGATACTTCAGGATCAGTCCTACGTTGTCGTCGTGCTAATGGTAATGCATATGACGATGATACTACTAGAAATAATGATACTTACGAAGCATATTGGACACACGATCTAGACGCAAACTATAGACTAGAAAACCTCACACAGTGGCCCTTCAGATTTATTATCAACCGTGGATATACGATCGGTGGATATAAGAACGCTGCTCCTTATCGTAATGGTAACCGTACTACTCACTCTGCTGACGTTACACTGTCACTAGGTGATGTTATTGATAGATCTGCTGCATACATTGGCGGATCAGCAAACGGTGTCAACCTCTTTGTTTATAACTGTGCTAACTCTTGGTTGCCTGCTGTTGCAAACACCTGTTCATATTCAATGATTACGGAAACAAACCGTGGTCAGAATAGCAACTGGAATACACTGAGAAACAGATCTTACTCTGGTGCATGGACTGACTTCCTTGGCAACCAATGGTATACAAACAACGGTAGAAACAGAGCATATATTACTTCAGGTAATGGTAACACTGATCGTCACGATCTCAATACTGAGGTGATGCTGAGCGATATCAGTGGATCTATCAACCGTGTTGCACACGCTGAAGGTGAGTATTACTCCTGGGTGTCTGAAGGTCACTATAGATTTGAATTCTCTAGTGAATCATATACTGCCTGGTCTAACTATGCACCAACACCTAACACTGGTGGTCTGAATAAGCACCTTAGGACTAGAATTGGTTTCTTCTATTGCTCTGAGGGTAGAAACAGAAACAGAGCGATCACGAAGCGTCGTGACTCTGATGCTGTCATTCTACGTTCTGGTATCACAAAACCAGAATCTGGTGGTGAAGAGAACCAGCACACTGGCATGAACAAAGGTTACTGTATCTCTAACTATAACGGAGCACAGAACAACAACTCTTGGATCTATTACTATTACGTTGATACTATCCTCTTCGCTGACTCAACTATCACATACAGAAAAGGTATTCCTGGATCATCCTCTGGTGTAGGACGTGAGGCAGGAGACATGATTGGTGCTGGTATTGTTCCACGTTCCTACATGACTTATACAGGTTCTGGTTATCAGGCAATCGGCGGTGAACCACTTGCTGATGGCACTGGTGCATATGGTGGTTTCGGTTCTTACTAATAGGAAATAACAATGCGTACATACTATCTCGCAAAAGCAGGCAAATGGATGAACTCGATGCCAGATGAGTTCGTCAACTATTATTCTGTCTTAGATTGGATCTCGTTCTCTGTCGCAACAGATAACAAGACCATCTTTGAAGATACCTATCAGATGTCTAATCCTCAGAATAGATTCTACATTCTGAATGAAATGGTAGCAAGTAAAGGATTTAGATCCTTTGCTGAGGTTAGAGATAATATCAAAGTAATCAGAACTGATCTTGAAGGTGGTGAGATCATTGATAACACTGCTGCTGGTGGTGTTGATACTGATGAAGATAACGTGAGTTCTGTGAATAACTCTTGGGAACCCACAACATTTGCATTTGATCCACAACTAAAATTCCTTACTGTTACTCAACCAACTCAAAATCCTGGTGAGAAGGTCACACTTCCCTTTGATCAGCAACGAAAGGATGCAACTGTTCTGGCAATGAAAGCAGTCGCTAAGGCAGTTGTTGAAGAAGAAATGGATAAGCGTCTTGCAAAACTTGATCTGAACAATACGTTAGAACAAGTAACATTTGAGTATCAATGGGAAGAAGCACAAGCATGGGCAGCAGATAATACTGCTGATGTACCCATCTTGACAGCACTTGCTACTGCTAGGGGCTTGACAGTTGAGGAGATCGTTGCTAAAGTCAACACTGCAAGGGTCAATCACAGGACTAGAGTAACTACTCTGCTTCAGAAGATGGCACAAGTAAAGCAGGCATACAAGAACTGCGCTACAATCAAAGAGATGAACATTTTTTATGAAGACTACTTCAACATTGAAATGCCACAAACACAGGCAGTTGAGATGGGCAGACTTGTCATCGATGAAGAAACTGGTAAAGAGACCCGAACTAAGGAGTTAGGAATCGGTTTCGCTTTCTGAACTATATAATTTAGGTAACTAATCATTATGTCATTATCCGCTGATCAGATTATTGACTATTCTGTGAAATATGCAAGCGGTCAAACAAAGTATCAAAATGAAACTTTTGTTGGTAAGTCGCATGTCACAAAATATCGTCAAGTAAGACAAGCATTGCTTGAACTTGAGAACAGAACCCATTCACTGAAGAAAATTGAATTTGAAATTGAACGTGAGAAAGTTCATCAGAAGCATATCGAGAGGCGTCTTGAAGAGTGCGAAGATGACTATGAGCGTGAGTTGCTACAGATCGATCACAAAGATAAGGTCATCGATATTGAGATCGCAGAGCGTAAGTATAAGCGCCAGGTAAAAGAATCTGATCATTTTATCAAGATGGTCCAAGATTCATGTGAGACAGAAGAAGATCTTCTGCGCTATTGGAATGATGATGAGGAAGAAGAGAAGAAATATTGGATCGCTCGTATGGGCAAACAGGCAGCACTTGACATGATGTCATTCGGTCGT